TTCAACGGGGCGATCACGCGGAACGGCTCGGCGCTCGGCAACGTGGTCTCGGCCGATATCACGTACGCCAACAATCTCGACCGGATCGAGACCATCCGGTCTGACGGCCGTATCGATGGGGCAGACCCGTCCATTGCAGCGCTGACCGGCTCCATCGAGGTGCGGTTCGCCGACCAGACGCTGGTGACGCAGGCGATCAACGGCGATCCCTGCGAGCTCGAGTTCGCCTACGTCTTGCCCTCTGGCGAAAGCTTCACTTTCACCGTGCACGCGGTCTATCTGCCGCGCCCGCGCATCGAGATTTCCGGGCCGCAGGGCGTCCAGGCGACCTTCAACTGGCAGGCCGCGCGCGACAGCACGGTCGGCCGGATGTGCACTGCCACCCTGATCAACGACATAGAGGTATACTGATGCTGACGCTCGATCTTACGAACGCGCCGCGCTGGCATGATCTCGCACCCGGGGTGCGTGTGCAGCTGCGCCCCCTGACCACCGCGCTGATGGTGGCAACCCGTGGCGATGCGGCTGTCGAGGCGGTCCCTGTAGACGCTTCCGACGAGGAACGCGCTGTCGCCTTCGCCAAGGCGCTGGCGCGCCGGGCAGTTCTCACTTGGGAGGGCATTGGCGACGCCGATGGCAACGTGATCGTCCCCAGCCCCGAGGCTATCGACGCGCTGCTCGATATCTGGCCGATCTTCGAGGCCTTCCAGCTGACCTACGTTTCCAAAGGCCTGCTGCTGGAACAGGAAAAAAACGTCTCCGCGCTCTCGCCGAGTGGTCCTTCGGCGGGGGCGAGCGCTACTGCGAAGCGTGCGAAGCGTGCGAAGCGACCTGCGAAACCTGCCCGGCACGGCTGAACCAGCCTTCGACATTCGAGGGCTGGCAGGTCTGGGACTTGGTCGGCCGTCTTGGCGGCCAGCTTCGCGTGCTGCCGGGCGCGGTGATTGGCTGGGACATGTCGGCGGTGCTTGCCCTCGGTGATGCGCTTGGCATCCCGCCTCTGGCGATGGCCGAACTTCTGCCCGCCGTTGAGGCAGTGATGGTCGCAAAACTTAACGAACAGATGGATCATTCCAATGGCTGAGAAACGCGTATCCGTTCGCCTTGCAGCGGTGGGCGGCCGACAGGTGCGTGCTGAGCTGGAAGGTGTCGGTGAGGCCGGAGCGCGCGGCTTCGGTCGGCTCAGCCGGGAGATGGAAGCGGCCAACACCCGCCTCGCGGCGTTCTCGCGACGTGTCGCGATCGCTGCCGCTGCCGCCGTGGCCGCCGCCGCTGCTGCTGGCGTGGCGATGGTGCGTTCCGGGCTGCAAACGGTGGATGCGCAGGCCAAGCTGGCTCAGTCTCTCGGGACCACAGTCGCCTCGATCCAGACCCTCGAGCGGGCGGGCGAACTGGCGGGCGTCTCGATGTCAGGCATTGAACAGGCGACGAAGGACCTCACGCGCCGTCTCAGTCAGGCGGCCGCCGGGACCGGACCTGCTGCCGACGCGCTGGACCGGCTTGGGCTTTCTGCGACAGACCTGATCGCCCTGCCACTCGACCAGCGTGTGGGTGCGATCAACGCCGCCATCGAGAGTTTTGTGCCTGCCGCCGAACGGGCAGCCGTTGCTGGTCAGCTCTTCGGCGAGGAAGGCTCCATCGCCATGTCGCGGATCGATACGGCGACGCTGCGCCAGGCGACCGAGGACGTCCTCGCGTTCGGTGTCGTCGTGTCCGAGCAAGACGCCGACCAGATCGAGCGGACGAACGATGCCATATCCCGGCTTGGCCTGATCTGGCGCGGGCTCTCGAACCAGCTGGCGGTCGCTGCGGCACCCGCGTTGGAAGCGGTCGCGAATGCCATGGCAGCCGTGGCAAGCCGCACCGGTCCGCTCGGCATCGCGATCCGGGGCCTATTCGACAACATCGGCCGATTGACCACTTATGCCGCCACCTTTGTGGCCTTTCTTGCAGGGCGTTGGGTCGCTGGAATGGCCGTGGCGGCCTTGTCGGTGCGCGGTCTCGCCACAGCGCTGGTCCTGCTGCGCGGCGCGTTGATCCGCACCGGCATCGGGGCGCTGATCGTCGGTGCAGGTGAGTTGATCTACCAGTTCACCCGCCTTGTGTCGGGCGCGGGCGGATTTGGCGAAGCGATGTCCCTCCTGAAGGACCTCGCCGTCGAAGTCTGGGACCGCATCAAGATGGGGGCTGCGGCGGCGGGCGCTGCCGCCACGGCGATGTTCTTCGATCTGAAGGCCGATGCCGCCTCCGGCATGCAGAGCGCCATCGAGAGCGTCGTGGCTTTTGGCAACACGGCTGCAAACACGTTTGAGGGGGCCTATGAGGCGATCAAGGCGATCTGGGGCCTGCTCCCGGCGGCCATCGGCGATTTGGCGTTTCAGGCGGCCAACAGCCTGATCGATGGCGTCGAGGCAATGCTGAACGGCGTCGTCTCGCGCATCAACGGCTTCATTGGCGGTATCAATCAGGGGCTGGAAGCGCTTGGGTCCGAACGGCGCATCTCGATCATTCCCGATCTTGAGTTGGGTCAGATCGAGAACCGTTTTGAGGGTGCAGCGACGGCTGCGACCACCGCTGCACAGGCAGCGTTCGACCGGGCTTTTGAGGACAACCCGCTCACGGCCCCCGATCTCGGGCTCACCCAGGCGGCCAATACTGCACTTGCCACGGCCAACACGTATCGCGGTGCGGCACGCGACTTGGCCGAGGGCGCGCGTGCGCCGCTCGCCAGTTGGCAGGCCCTGCGTGACGCGGTGCAGGGCAGCAGTGAGGGTGGCGCAGACGCGCTGACCGAAGCAACGGACGCGGCTGAGCGTCTGGAGACCACCCTTGGCGATGCTGGCCGGGCGGCCACTGGCGCTGGTGCTGCGGTCGGGGCTGCTGCCGCTGCCGCCGAACCCGACACCGAAGCCGCCGTCACCGGCTGGCAGGCGGTCACCGCAGCGCTCAGCGACTATGCCAGCAAGGCACGCGACGTTGGCGGGGACATCGGCCAAGCGCTGGTCGGCGCATTCCAGTCGGCAGAGAATGCGGTAGCCACGTTCGTGAAGACCGGCAAGCTGGACTTCCGCGATCTGGTCACCTCACTGTTGGCTGATCTCGCCAAGCTGGCGGCGCGGCGGTTTATCCTCGGGCCGATCGCCAACGCGCTTTCCGGCGCGCTTGGCGGTGCGGGTGGTATCTTCGCGAACATCCTGCATGCGGGCGGCATGGTCGGCGCCTCTTCGCCGGGCCGGATGGTCCCGGCCATAGCCTTCGCGGCTGCGCCCCGGATGCATTCTGGCGGTGTGGCGGGGCTGCGCCACGATGAAGTGCCCGCCATCCTGCAGCGCGGCGAGCGGGTGCTGTCTCGGCGCGAGACGCAGAGCTACGGCGCAGGCGGAGGGGTCAACGTCACCATCATGGCCCGCGACGCCGAGAGCTTTCGGCAGTCCCGCACGCAAGTCGCGGCCGACATCGCCCGCGCCGTGTCGATGGGTCGGAGGGGCATGTGATGGCATTTCATGAGGTCCGATTTCCGGACAACATCAGCCGGGGCGCACGCGGCGGGCCTGAACGCCGCACCCAGATCGTCGAACTGGCCAGCGGCGACGAGGAGCGCAACGCGAGCTGGGCGAATTCGCGCCGCCGCTACGATGTAGCCTACGGCATCCGCAGGGCCGACGATCTGGCCGCCGTCGTCGCCTTCTTCGAGGCGCGCAACGGGCGGCTGCACGGCTTCCGGTTCAAGGACTGGGGCGACCACAAGTCCTGTCTGCCCTCGGGAACGCCATCGCCCACGGATCAGGCGATCGGGACCGGCGACGGCACGGTGACCGACTTCCAGCTAGTGAAGCGCTACGCCTCTGGCGCTCAATCCTGGACCCGGACAATCGCAAAGCCGGTGACAGGCAGCGTGCGCATTGCGGTCGGCGGGGTGGAGCAACCCTCGGGCTGGTCGGTCGACACGACCACTGGACTCGTCAACTTCGACACTGCGCCGGGATCCGGCGTCGCGATCACCGCAAGCTTCGAGTTCGACGTGCCGGTCCGCTTCGACAGCGACGCCCTCGATGTGACGCACGACATCGAACGACTGGGCTCGATCACCTCCATTCCACTTCTGGAGCTCCGCCGATGAAAAGCATTACCCCCGATCTGCGGGCCCATCTCGACAATGGGACGACGACGCTTTCCTGGTGCTGGCGGATCATCCGCGCGGACGATGTAACCTTTGGCTTCACCGACCACGACCTGACACTCACCTTCGACGGCACCGATTTCGAGCCAGAGAGCGGGCTGACGGCGTCCGAGGTCCGCTCAGGCTCGGACCTGTCGGTCGACGCACAGGACGCCGAGGGCGTGCTGACCTCGGACCGCATCACCGAGACCGACATTTTCGATGGCCGCTGGGACAACGCGGAGGTCGAGGTCTGGCGCGTGAACTGGGCGGACACCGGCCAGCGCGTGCTGATGCGCCGGGGTGCCATCGGCCAGATCCGGCGCGGACGGCTGGCCTTTGTTGCCGAGGTCCGCAGCCTCGCGCATGTGCTGGGCCAAACGGTCGGGCGGACGTTTCAGGCGACCTGCGACGCCGCGCTCGGGGATGCGCGCTGCGGGGTCGATCTGGAGGACCCCGCATTCAAGGGGACGGGCACCGTCATCGATCTTCTGCGCGACCGCGCCTTCACCGCCTCGGGTCTCGGCGGCTCCGATTCCGGCTGGTTCACCTTTGGCACGCTGGACTGGACGAGTGGGGCGAATGCGGGGCGGCGCACCGAGGTGTTGGGCCATGACGTGACGGACGGTATTGCAGTGCTCACGCTGCTCGAGGCGCCAGTGCGCGCGATCGCCGAGGGCGACGCCTTCACCATCCATGCGGGCTGCGACAAGCGGATGGAGACCTGCGAGGCGAAGTTCGCCAACACCGCCAACTTCCGCGGCTTCCCGCACATCCCCGGCCAGGACGCGGTGCTCCGCTACGCCACCAAGGATGGTGGGCACGAGGGAGGCGTGCTGTGACGCAACCCCTCGCATGGGCCGAACCCGCGCGCGTCATCGCGATCGCGCGGGCCTGGCTGGGCACACCGTACCACGACCAGGCGAGCCTCCGGGGCGTCGGCTGCGATTGCCTCGGGCTCGCGCGGGGCGTCTGGCGCGAAGTCGTTGGCCCCGAGCCATTCCCGATCCCGCCCTACAGCCGCGACTGGGGCGAGACTGGCCCCCGCGAAGTGCTGGCCGAGGGTGCTCGGCGCATGATGCCGGAAATCGCTGCTTCTGAGGCTGGTCCCGGCGCGCTGGTGTTCTTCCGCATGAAGACCCGCGCCATCGCCAAGCATGTTGGGATCATGACCGGAGCCGAGACCTTCTTGCATGCCTATGAGCGCCTCGGCGTGATCGAGGAACCGCTGACTCCGTCCTGGCGGCGGCGCATCGCCTTCGCCTTCCTGTTCCCGCAACGCTGAGACCCCCACATGGCCACACTCGTTCTCGGTGCCGCAGGTGCTGCCATTGGCGGCAGCATTGGCGGCGCGATCCTCGGCGTCAGTGCCGCCACCATCGGTGGCTTCATCGGCTCGACCATCGGCTCGGTCGTTGACAGCTGGATCATCTCGTCACTCGCGCCGACCCAGCGGATCGAGGGCGCGCGGATGGACAACCTGCGCATCACCTCGGCCACCGAAGGAGCGGTGATCCCGCGCCTCTATGGCCGCATGCGGATCGGCGGCAACATCGTCTGGGCAACGGACTTCCGCGAGGAGACCAAGACCACCACGCAGGGTGGTGGCAAGGGCGGCGGGGGTGGTGGCAAGGTCAAGACCACCGAATACTTCTACTATGCGAGCTTTGCGGTCGCGCTCTGCGAGGGGCCAATCACCGGCATCGGACGCATCTGGGCCGACGGCAAGCTGCTGGACACCGCCGGGATCATCTGGCGCTGGTATCCGGGAGACGAGAACCAGACCGCCAATCCGTTCATTGCAGCGAAGATGGGCGCGGCCAACACGCCCGCCTATCGCGGCACGGCTTATGTCGTTTTCGAGGACCTGCCGCTGGGGAACTACGGCAACCGTATCCCGCAACTGAGTTTCGAGGTGTTCCGCCCGCTGGCCGATCCGGACACAGCGGAGGGGCTGACTCAGGCGGTCACCATGATCCCGGCATCCGGCGAGTTCGCTTATGCCACGCAGGGTATTCGCAAGGGCGGCAGTGGATCGCAAACTCCCGAGAACCTTAACGCGCTGACCGATACCGCCGACATGGTGGTGGCGCTGGACCGGCTGCAGGCCATGGCACCGAAAGTCGAGAGCGTGTCGCTGGTGGTGGCCTGGTTCGGCGATGATCTGCGGGCAGGCAATTGCCAGGTGCGACCCGGGGTCGAGGTCACAGTCAAATCGACCACACCGTCGGCCTGGTCGGTGAACGGCGTCAGCCGCGCCAATGCCTTTCTCGTCAGCCGCGACGATCAGGATCGCCCTGTCTATGGCGGCACGCCCGCTGATTTCGCAGTGGTGCAGGCCATCCGGGAGATGAAGGCACGCGGGCTGCGGGTCACCTTCTATCCGTTCATCCTGATGGATGTGCCGCCCGGCAACACGCTGCCGAACCCGTTTTCCGACAACGCCGCCGAGACCGGCCAGCCCGCGTTTCCCTGGCGCGGCCGGATCACCTGTTCTCCGGCTGCTGGGTACGCCGGATCGGTGGATAAGACTGCCACCGCCGCGACGCAGGTCACTGCGCTATTCGGCGCGGCTACGCCCGCGAACTTCAGCGTCTCGGGTCAGTCTGTTTCGTGGACCGGGCCATCCGGCGAATGGGGCCTGCGGCGCACGGTGCTGCACTACGCCCATCTTTGCGCGGCGGCGGGCGGGGTCGATGCCTTCCTGATCGGCACCGAGATGCCGGGGCTGACGAAGATCCGGTCGGGAGCCAGCACCTATCCCGCCGTGCAGGCTTTTCGCGATCTATTGGCTGACGTGCGCTTCATCCTCGGGTCGGGCACGAAGATCGGCTACGCCGCCGACTGGTCGGAGTATTTCGGACACCAGCCGGGCGACGGCTCGGGCGACGTGTTCTTTCACCTCGATCCGCTCTGGGCCGATCCGGAGATCGATTTCGTGGGGATCGACAACTATATGCCGCTCTCCGACTGGCGCGACGGGTTTGAGCATGCCGATGCGGCCGAGGGCTGGCCCGCGATCTACGACCGGGCCTACCTGCAGAAGAACATCGCGGGCGGCGAAGGCTTCGACTGGTTCTATGCCAGCGCGGCGGACCGTTCTGCGCAGGTCCGGACCGCGATCACCGATGGCGCGGCGAGCAAGCCATGGGTGTTCCGCTACAAGGATCTGCAGGCCTGGTGGTCGAACGTGCACTACAACCGGCCGGGCGGCGTGGAGAGCGGGACGCCGACGGCATGGGCGCCGCAGTCGAAGCCGATCTGGTTCACCGAGCTCGGCTGTCCTGCCATCGACAGGGGCACCAACCAGCCCAACGTCTTCTTCGACCCAAAGTCGTCGGAGAGCTTCACACCGCATTTCTCGCGGGGCTGGCGCGACGACGCGATCCAGCGGGCCTATCTCGAGGCGACGTATCTCTGGTGGGGCGAGGCCGCCAACAACCCGGTGTCGTCCGTCTATGGCCAACGCATGGTCCACGTCTCCGAATGCGCCGCCTGGACCTGGGACGCGCGCCCCTATCCGTTCTTTCCAGCGCTGACCGACGTCTGGACAGACGGCGCGAACTGGCGGCTCGGCCACTGGCTGACAGGGCGGCTTGGGGCGGTATCGCTGGCGGCACTCGTCCGCCATCTCTGCCTGCGCGCAGGAATGCCCGAGGCGAGGATCGACGTCACCGGACTCTGGGGCGCGGTCGAAGGCTACGCCATTGGCGCACTGGAAAGCCCGCGTGCCTCGATCACCACGCTGTCGCGGCACTTTGGCTTCGACGCCGTGGAGACCGAGGGCATGATCCGTTTCGTCATGCGCGGCCGGACATCTGTCGCCACCGTCGCGCCCGACGATCTGGTGGCGGCCCGCGAGGGCGACGTTCTTGAACTGACGCGCGGCCAGGAGACCGAGCTGCCGCAGGCCCTGAAATGGCAGGTCGCCCGTGCCGACGAGGATTACGACGCGGCCCTCGTCGAGGCGCGGCGCATCACCGTGGACACGACCCGGATCGCCTCCGAGTCCTTCCCCATGGCGGTGCCGCCCGAGGAAGCCGAGCGCCGCTGCCGCCGCGCGCTGATGGAGGCGTGGGTGGGCCGGGAGACGGCGGCGTTCCGTCTGCCGCCCTCGCGCCTCGCGCTCGATCCGGCCGACGCTGTCCGGCTCGCCCACGACGGGCGACTGGTCGATCTGCGGCTCGTCTCCATCGCCGACGCGGAGGCGCGCGGCATCGAGGCGGTCCGCCAGGATCGCGCGACCTACGACCTGCCGCCCGGCGATCCCCGCGCGGCGTCGCTGACGCGCGCCGTCGTGTTCGGCGCGCCGGACGCGGTGCTGATGGACCTTCCGCAGCTGACCGAAGATCAGCCTGCGCACCGCCCTTTCGCGGCGGTGCATGCCGCGCCGTGGCCGGGCGAGTTCGCGGTATTCCGTAGCCCATCGACCGATGGTTTCGAACTGCTGACAACATTTGGCGGCCGTGCCCGGATCGGAACGCTGGTCTCAGATTTTTATGCTGGTCCCACATCACGGTTCGATCTCGGCAATGCGCTCGTTGTTGATCTGTTCTCTGGTACGCTGGAAAGTGTCACTGACCTGACGCTGTTCGGTGGGGCCAATGCGCTCGCCATCGAGACCGCGTCAGGTGCCTGGGAAATCGTGCAGGCAGGCGCGGCCGAGTTGATTGCGCCAGGTCGCTACAGCCTGACGCGCCTGCTGCGCGGCCAGCGCGGCACCGAGGCCGCGATGGCCACACCCGCGCCCGCAGGCGCGCGGGTGGTGGTTCTGGACACCGCGCTCGCATCGCTGCCCATCGCCGAGG